ATGTGCGGACGTTTCTCTCAATCAATGACCCGTGAAGATTATCTGGCGTTAATCGCTGAAGAGGCCGAGTGTGACATTCCGTTCGACCCGGAACCCATTGGCCGGTACAACGTGGCGCCAGGCACTAAAGTTTTGCTGCTGAGCGAACGAGATGAACAACTACACCTCGATCCGGTTTACTGGGGCTATGCTCCAGGATGGTGGGATAAGCCGCCTCTGATAAACGCACGTGTGGAAACTGCGGCCACCAGTCGGATGTTCAAACCGCTCTGGCAACATGGCCGGGCGATAGTCTTTGCTGATGGCTGGTTCGAATGGAAGAAGCAAGGCGAAAAGAAGCAGCCGTACTTCATTCATCGGGCGGACGGTAAGCCGATATTCATGGCGGCGATAGGCAGTACGCCGTTTGAGCGTGATGATGAAGCGGAAGGCTTTATGATAGTCACGGCGGCTGCCGATAAAGGACTGGTCGATATTCACGACCGCAGGCAACTCGTTCTGTCACCGGAAGCAGCACGCGAATGGATGCGGCAGGATGTGGGCGGGAAAGAAGCAGAGGAGATTGTTTCCGACGGTTCGGTGCCAGCAGATGCATTTATCTGGCACGCAGTGTCGCGCGCTGTTGGTAATGTGAAGAATCAGGGCCCGGAGTTAATCGAGCCCGTCTGATTAAATAACCGGGTTGTCGTCGAATTCACCGGTGCGCGCATTGTTAATGATGTATGTCACCACGCCGAAAACATCGATTGCACTTCCGTCGTCGAGTCCGCGCGCCCTTTCCTTCCGACCTGTCTCCATGTTCTCCAGATGCAAGCATGGGAACATACGGTAATACCTCAGGACAAACTGGCCATCGATGGAACAGAGAACGATCGAGCCATCACATGGATTTACTGCTGAGTCCACGACAAGCAGCGCGCCTTGCTTAATGCCGGCACGCAAAATAGCCACATCAGACCTGACATAGTAAGTCGCCGATGGATGGCTAATCAACTCAGCATCTAAAGAGATGCCGCGCTCCACATAGTCCTTAGCCGGGGATGCAAATGCCATATCAAAGCCCTCCATTCGGGTTGTACATGAACCACGTCTTGTTCTCTCCGTGGTCAGGAGTGATGTCTTTGAAGCAGGTTGTGTACCTATCTATCCACTGATTCGCCTCTTCCATACTTAGGTCCCAGTTGACCTTTAGTAGTTCCTGAACAAAATCAGCAGTTTTCACAATCCTGCGGCCTGACCTTTCATGCACAATAGAGGCTCTGAAGGCGATCACGATATCTGAACGACGCGGCATATAGTCACCCAAAAATAAATACTGTACACATATACAGTACATCTTATTCTGATAGTCGATCAAGTTGTTTGTTGGTGCTAAACTTCTGCCTTCTCAGAATTGACTGATTTTTCTAATGTTAAAACTTTTTGCTAAGTACACATCGATTGGCGTACTGAACACACTCATTCACTGGGTCGTGTTTGGTGTTTGCGTGTATGGCCTATCCACAAGTCAGGCATTGGCTAACTTTGCAGGTTTCGTGGTAGCCGTCAGCTTTAGTTTCTACGCTAACGCACGCTTCACTTTTAAAGCATCCACTTCCACGCTGCGTTACATGCTTTACGTTGGGTTTATGGGAACGCTGAGTGCTGCTGTAGGTTGGGCTGCTGACAGGTGTGGCTTACCGCCAATCGTCACACTGGTGGCGTTCTCCGCCATTAGTCTTGTATGTGGCTTTTTCTATTCTAAGTTTATTGTCTTTAGGGATGCGAAATGAAAATTTCTCTGGTCGTTCCCGTCTTCAACGAAGAAGACGCGATACCGATTTTTTATAAAACGGTTCGGGAATTTGAAGGCCTTCAGCAGCATGAAGTCGAGATAGTATTCATCAATGACGGCAGCAAAGACGCGACAGAATCAATTATTAACGCGCTTGCTGTTGCCGATACGCTTGTTGTTCCATTGTCATTTACTCGTAACTTTGGGAAAGAACCAGCCCTGTTCGCCGGCCTTGACCACGCGACCGGTGAAGCAATTATCCCGATTGACGTAGACTTGCAGGACCCTATCGAAGTCATTCCTCACCTTATCGAGAAATGGCAGGCCGGTGCTGATATGGTTCTCGCTAAACGCTCTGATCGCTCTACAGATGGCAGACTGAAGCGCAAGACCGCTGAATGGTTCTATAAGCTGCACAACAAAATCAGCAACCCGAAGATTGAAGAAAACGTTGGTGACTTCCGCCTTATGTCCCGCGAGGTGGTGGAAAACATTAAGCTCATGCCAGAGCGCAACCTGTTCATGAAGGGCGTATTGAGCTGGGTTGGCGGCCGTACAGATGTCGTTGAATATGCCCGCGCAGAACGCGTCGCAGGAAGTACGAAATTTAACGGCTGGAAGTTGTGGAACCTGGCACTTGAGGGTATCACGAGTTTCTCTACTTTCCCGCTTCGCATGTGGACTTACATCGGCCTTCTGGTTGCAGGCGTGGCGTTCCTCTATGGCTCATGGATGATAGTTGATACCCTTGCTTTTGGTAACGCAGTGCGGGGCTACCCGTCACTTCTTGTTTCTATCCTTTTCCTTGGTGGAGTCCAATTGATTGGTATCGGGGTGCTTGGTGAGTACATCGGAAGAATTTACACCGAAGTAAAGAGCCGTCCTAGATATATTTTGAAGAGGAAAGGATGAAGGTCTCACTACCTGTAAAAACATTACTTGTCGGATTGTTTGTAACATCTATTATGTTGCCTGCTGGCTTTTATTTTTATATTAACAAAGCAGACGTTTCGACATTTAAATTTGACAATGCTAAAACAAGTTCAGGAATTATATATCATATAGATAGATGCCGGGTTGAGGACGGCAGACTTGTAGTTAATGGTTGGGCAGCAGTAAAAAACTACAATTTGCAAACACTTTATAGTGTTAATATCTATGCTGGCATAGGCGGAGATAAATGGTTGCGCATACCCAAGTCAATGACCAGAAGAAGTGATGTAAGTCGAGCTTTTGGAAAACCATTGCTTTATGATCGCTCTGGGTTTAACTCTCAAGTAAGAAACAAAAAGGTTAAAAAATTCACTGGCAATATTGCTATATTGATTAACGACGGACTCCATAATTATGAAATCCATTACCAATGCAAATAAAATGATAGTGGCCATAAAAGTCACTGCCGCCATGCTTATTATCGCTATTATTGCATTTCTTTTTTCTGGTTTATCCTTGCGTCACTCAGGAGATGATTTAAATTTCTCACGCTTGCTTTTAAACTCTAATGTATATGATGTTATATATGACAGATATATAAAATGGAGTGGGAGATTAACTATAGATGCTCTCATGGTCTATACAATACGTTATGAATACTTTTGGAAAACTTTCATACCAGCATGTGTTATTTTGATATCTTTTATTATAAGTAAGATAACTCTTCGAGAAAAGCAAGGAGCGATGATTCCTTTCACAGTTTCTTTATTTATGTTTTTCTTAATAGAACCTGAAGTTAATGCGGATGCATCATGGTGGATCGCAGGGTCATATAACTATCTAATGCCAGCAACTCTTTGCCTACTGTCTGTTTATGCAGTACTTAACGAGAAATCATTAAATATTATACTTAAGTCACTCTCTGTTTTACCTGCTATGTACTTTGGGTTCAACGAACAGATATCTATCTGCTTCTTGATATTTCTAGCATGCAGAGCTATCTATCTCAAAAGGATAACTCCAATCATAGCCGCAATGTTCGTTACAACTATTGCTTGCGCCATTATTCTTTTTTCTGCTCCCGGTAATAAGTTAAGATATTTTAGTGAGTCAAAAAACTGGCTTCCAGATTACGTTAGCTATGGCATCTTTCAAAAACTATCAATAGGTGTGGATGTCTTAAGCAGTCACGTATCATCTTCTGGCAACGTACTAATCAATATCGCTATGCTTACTTTGTTGTTACTCTATGTGAAAAGAAAAGATTTTAAAGTCCTGCCATCAATTTCGGCTGCGATTGTAGCCGTAAAATTAATAATGTTCTTATCTTTTCTCCTTGGGGCGAATATATTCAAAGGAATGGTAAACTCTAATTATCTATCAGGAAGTAATTGGGCTGGAACTACTGTTTACATATCTCACGCAGTGACTCTACTGACAATTAGTTCAATGATATGCCTCGCAGTTTTTAATGCCAGGTGTAAAAATGATGCATTTTACAGTTGTTTCACCATTCTCCTGGCGTGTGCGTCAGTGATGATGATTATGTTCTCGCCTTCAGCATATGGCTCAGGCAAGAGAGTACTTTTCGTTTTTCAAGTATTAATGCTTATTTACACTATGCAGTTAATAAATCAGTTTTTATCAGAGAAAAGGCCGCATCAGCGGCCTGACTTCAGTTAGATAACTTAACCCAATCAGAGTTAGACATACCTTTTGCCATCCAGATTGCGCTATCTGACAAGGTAACGCATTTCTCTCCAATAAATCTGGGGATAAGCCTTGTATTTGGGTTAGTGCCCTGCCCAGCAGAAAGCTCTCTTATTCCGTATCTGCCTGGGCCTGTTGCATTAGCCCGGATGTATCCGTTCGATATCCCTGTTGCTCCTTCAAACCACTCTTCGTCAGCTCCAGATCCACCAGAAATATAGTCAGGATTAAATATTGAAAATTGAGCGGTAGCATCTACCCTGATGCCAGACTGAGTCCCTGAACTGACCCATCTTCCGCCACGAACGGACATGCCATTAACGGTCTGGAAATATCCTGCCCTGCTTGCCACTGCGGTAACATTCACATTACTCAGGTGCCCTCCTTGGGCATTAACGACTAGCACTCCGTTATTTCCGTTGCTTTGTGGACTTGCAACATAACCTCTAAGCATGGCGTTATCAACGCAGATATCTGTGCCATTTCCAATGTATAATATATTGCCAGAAACGTTAACTGTCTGAAGACCAGTGATGCTGATATCAGAGGCACGCTGAATGCTAATTCCTCGCTCTGCTACGTTAGCAGTGGCGCGGTGTGGAAAGCCGATGTCTCGCATAAAAGTACCAGACAGCGTAATCCTTTTGGGGAATTTACCTTCGGTCTCAACAGTAAAGTCCTCAAATGTCACGCCGTTTCCACAGAGATAAATTGCGTTCCCGCTGGCTACACAATCAGCAAAATAACGTTTAAATCCTATTCCTCCTGCCGGGAATCCGTACAGAACATTGTCAGATAACACATTGTTCCTTGCGCTGCCGTCTGCGCTTGCATTTGCATAGATAGCAACATCTCTGCCATTGCCGATGGTGTTTGCAGACGCTAGACCATTCTTTACACCTGAGAACATTAGACCAGAGTCGGGGGCATTCATAAGGGTGCAATTGGTGATTTTTGACCCTTCTCCGATGAGGGTTACAAGATCAGCAACGGTGAACAAGGAGTTATTGCTCATATTGCCATCGATATATAACCCGTCCAGCCATACATCATTGCCGTTTATGTTATGCAGCAAGTAATAGCTAACTGAAGCATCGACACAGACATTGTCATTTAGCTTAAGAGCGCCACCATGCCCCTGAAAAACAGTGCTGTCAGGTACGTTAAGTGTGCTGAATCTCCATGGTGTTCCGGTTTTATCTTTGGCCGTCAAGCCAACAACCCAATGACCTGATTTAGATCCAGCGTAATCTAATGCCGCCTGAATTATTTGTTGGTCTGTCCTACCAGACTTTGCAAAAGCCCGTACATCCAGAACCCCTTCAATCTGAAGCTCTGCCTGCAATCCATCCACCCTGTCGATGATTACATCGCCATCGCCAAGCACACCAGAGTTTGGAATTATGGAGTATTTATTGTAACTACCGACAGTGTTCTTTACTGCCACCAGCCGTCCCTGAACAGTTGTGTTTGTTGCCAAATCGGCCTGAGAGTCGAGCTCCATGGCAATGCCGCCAACCATGGAAACTCCTTGCTCAGAAGCAAGCATTGAGCGCAATGCCGAATCACCAACACTTATCCATGCACCTACACCAACCCCACCTGTTGATCCTGGCGTAGAACCATTTGGCACAACCTTCCCTGATGGCAAAAATGAACCGTCCCAGCGATAGTATTCACCGTCGGTGGTGTCTTTCAGGATTTGGTTAGGCAGAGTTAATGTTGCACCATCCTGGAATGTTCCGATCGGAACCCACCCATACTGGGAAATAGCCTGCTGCGCCATCCAGCGCAGGCCTTCGATGGTGTAATGAGCATTGCCAAAGCGATCAATGTACTGAAGTGCCAGCGATGTCACAAATTCATCAATTTTCCCTGCGTTAAATTTCAGATCGCGGGGGGACTCGCTCGGTACTGACAGGTTGGTAGGTGTCGTAGCCATATTAGTTCCATAAAAAACCCGGCGCGGTGGCCGGGTTCGGTTGGTCGGGGACGGTTCTTATTGGTAGATGGCGTCGCTGTACTCTGCGATCGTCAGGGAAACCGTATTGTCTGTGTTCGGTTTGATGCTGTTGACCGTCCATAGCTGACTGTCCAGCTCTTCCACTGTCGCGATGAGATAGCGCGACGGTAGCTGCACAGTGTCACCGTTCCATATGTTGAGCTGAATGTTAGGGATAGCCGCGGTGAATCCGTACTTCGTGTCGCTACGGGCGGTGGCCGGATAACGCAGAGTTGGGTTACCCAGGCTGTCGGTAACCAGCACATACATCGAGCCGGTAAACGTGATCGGCTCGCTGGTATCGAAGTCATTCCCGGAGCGGCCGGTGACGTAACCACCCTGCTGGTTGCTGTCATAGATGTCTGGCATCTGGATGACGCTACCGACCTGGATAATGCCGTCCTCAAACACTTTCGCGTTCATCTTCACGCGCGAGTAGATCAGGCGCTTGGTTTCGCGCAGAGCTCGCTCCCTGGCCTGATACTCATTACGGAAGCCGACGATCTCCAGCTTGTTCGGGTTCTCCGCTTCCTGTTCAACGATAGCGCCGTTCAGCACGCGGTAGTTGATGTACGTCTTGTTGTTCGTGGTCGGGTGAACGTAGGACACCTGCACGCCGTCATAACCGCCTGGAAGAGTAGCTTCGTACGTCATTTTGTACTCGTCCGTCTTCATGTTGGCCCGGTTGAATACGGCCGCCGGGTAATCAACCTTCTGGTCTCGAGTAAACGTCAGCACGCCGTCATCCCAGTACGCCACCACCGACGCCGCATTGCAGATCGCCTGCACGCGGTCGCCGAGTGAGTCGTTCTCGTCGTCAAACGTGTAGTCGAAGTAGCCCAGTCGCTCATCAGGCAGGCTTTCGGCGATCGAGTACAGCCCGTACAGGTCAATGCTGCTTACCGGCTGCTCACCCATGATGAGCCAGGTGTGAGCCACTGCATCAGCGAACGAGCGCGACGGCCTCAGGGTGTAATCCACCGTCTGCGTGTCCAGGTCGTACGTAATGGTATGGCGCGTCACCAGTGCGTTATATTTGCGCTCGCGGCTGCCAAGAGCGTTCTCTGTCGCCCGGACTTTTACTCGCACAAGCGTGTCGGTCGGGTGAACGACGTTTGTCCTGATGTTGATGCTGTGGATCTCTTCTACCTTCAGCAGTGACGCGTCACCGGAGTTATCCGTGCGCTGGAAGCTGACCGCGTATTTCCCGAACCCGCCGGTCGGAGTGATCTTGTCAGTGCGATAAAACACCTCGCTCGTCGACTGGTGCGGCGTCGTCTGCCGGTACGTAAACGTCTGCTGCGTTCCCGGCACCTGGTTGTAGTCGTCGTCGATTTTCCAGATGACAACCTTCCAGTTTGTCTCCTTCTTACCACCGAGGCTGGACTGGGTATGCAGCCACAGCTGCGTTGACTCGACCGGGGAAAAGAACGGCCCAACCACCAGCGCCTCGTTATCGTTGAGGATGAATTTCGTGGTGTTGATAGTGGCATTCGCCGGGATGTCCTGTGGTCCCTCGAGCTGGTTCATCGTAAACGTGTACCAGCGCACCGGGTTAACCACTGCACCGTCGTTTGTTTCAACCGCTGAAATCAGCGTGCCTGAGAATGTCGCGTCGGTGGTGACGCTGCCTGAGGCCGTGCTGTACGTCACGTTGATGGTGAAAGTCACAGCGTGCGGCAGAACCAGCCCCATGAAATAATCGAACTCGGCTTGTTTCACGATTTTCATCGCTATCTGGCCGCCGGAATACGTTCCGCTGACCACCGTGTTTGCCGTTGCTGTTTCGATCGGGAAGTCGCTGGCTTCGTTCTGCCCGGGAACCTCCTGGCCGTCAACGTCATCGAACCCGTATCCCTCGACGATCTGCGGGATAACTTCTCCTGGCTGGAAGAACTGGAATTCGGCACCAGCCAGAGAGCCCAGGCTTGATTCTGAGTAGCGCACAGACTCGTAATCGTATTTGCCGATCCCAATACACATCCATTCAGTGACGTACTTCAGGCCGCCGTCTGTGGAAGTCTGGTGTACGTATTCGAATACTGATTCCTGGATCAGATCCGGGAACGAACGAATCTGCCCGTAGATGTCCGGCTTGGCTTTGTAGACGCGCGCGGTGTTTGTCTGACCGGTCAGGCTATTGTTGGGCGAGTCGACGGTATTACCGCCGTTGTTTGCAATAGCTGGCTTCGGCGCCAGGAAAGAAAATACCTGACCAACCACTTTAAAGATCGGGCTCAGGATGTCATCGACAATACCCTTTGGCTGGTCGAATATCTGGATGTGGTCCAGCTCGCTCAGCTCAAACGCCAGCTCATCATCGTCGCCCAGCTTTACGCCGTTGCGGACGATCAGCAGATCGCGGTGGAAAGTGGCGTCATTGGCCGCCAGCCAGTCATAAAAAAGGGTGCCGTTTGGCACCCTGCAACGCAGCTTAGGCGTTCCTGGAAAATTCGATATCTCAACCAGCGCCATATTCGAAAAACTCCACTTTGGTGAATGCCCGCTGAATGACCAGCAACGAGTCCATGCGCACGCTTCCGTTCTCTCCACGCGAGTGCAGCGCCTGCCGGTTCAGTACCAGGCCAACGTGCGCCGGTTGCGCGCCGCGGTACCCGACAAATATCCCCCCGTCGACCGGTTTATCGACCTTGCGCCAGAAAACGACGTCTCCCTGATAGCAGGTGAAGAAATCCTCCCCGGCTTCGTAACCCGGCGTCTGGTGCAGCTCAATGTCGAGCACATGTCGGTAATACAGCACAACCAGCCCCCAGCAATCAGTCTTTTCGAATGAGCAGGCGCGGTTAGACCACGGCACGCCGATCATCCTGCTGATAAAATCAGAGGTACTGAAGCCCCGTGTATTCGACTGGATCATATGGTTGGCCAATGTTGTTATTTAGCGGGTTTGTCATTGATAAAGTAACTGATGCGTTATCTGAAACAACATCGACAGTTTTTACAAATAATGTCCAATTCTTCATTGGCGTAGAGGTATCAACTCTATCGAAAACCTGACGAGTTGCCGTGATAGGCGACAGCCTGGAAACACCACTCCACTTCTTCATCAGCGTTTTGATATCTGAAGACAGTCGCCCAAGCTTCACCGTTGCGTCGATTACCGGAGTTCCGCTCTGCTGGCTCTCTTCGATTTCAAACCGCGCAGGCGTGTACGTCTGGCCGCCAAGCGTCTTCGGGAAGAACTGTTTGTCGACGAGGCGGACGTAACCAAAGGAGGGGTGATAGAACGTGATGGTGTTGTAACAGCCGCTAATCGGGCGCTTCTGATTATATTCACGATATGAAGGCATCAGGGAACCCTCGGAAGACTTTCTGGATCGCGTCCGTCCGGATAGCCAGTCACCACGATATCAAGCACTGAAGGCCACGGCGGCGGCAGCTCAACAATTACGTCGTCAAACTCGTCGTCAGCGTTGTACAGATGGTTGGCAATAACGGTTCCTGTCCATGTCACCACCCCGCCGTCGATACTGGTTTGCACCGGCATCTGCGTGAAGTGAAGCTCTTGCAACTGGAGACCACTGCCGCCCAGATTGATATTCATCCTGAACCAGTTCAGGCCCCGGTTGAGATAGTTTGGGCTGCGCAGCCACTGCTGGAATGCTCGCTCCTCAGCCAGAGTGAAGATCCACGTCAGCGACCAGGTCACTTTCAGGTCGTCGGTTTGATTCTCGAAGATAGCCGGGCCGACCGCTGGCTGATCGGTCTGGAACCCGGTATCGAGAGTCATGTTTTTGCTGGCCTTCTGCGCCAGCGGCAGCCAGTCGGGATAGTCGATAATTGGCATCAGCCCTGCCCTCTTGGCGTGCGTTTAACGTTCATGTTGCTGGTAATGGCGTTGCTTGCCGGGCCGCCGTTATTCATGTCAGCTATAAAAGCTTCAAGCGTCCATGAACCATCACCGTTCTGTGTAGCCTGAGCATCTACAGACGCGGATGAGTAGTTGTAGATGTTGAGAATCGGAGCACCGCCCCCTCCACCCGAAGTCATGTCCTTATTGCTGATCACCCTGCCGTTGTCGCCCGGTATCATGTACTGCTTACCGGTACTGGCCTGGTAAATCTCAGGTTTCCCTCGCTCACCGACCTGATAAAGACCTCCTGCATTCACCGGGCCGCCATTGTAACGCATACCGGTTAAAGCAAGGCCCTGTGCCAGGCCTACCGTTGAAGCAATTCCTGTCATGGCAGGAACTGAGTTGGCCCCAAATGAAGCGAGGCTAGCCATGGCGGCGGCAGGAGCCCAAGCTGTAGCCAAGATTGCAGCCTGAGATGCTCCAGCAGCAGTAGCTGCTGCGCCCAATGTCTGACCGATAATGAAGTTTTTGAGAGCCTCAACCCCAACCTGGACTAGCGCATTTACCACGCTATTCAGCATCGTGTTACCGAGTGAGCGCATAGCATCCTGAGCTGACATCGTTCCTGTGATCAGTCCAGTTATGACGTTTGATGCGTTTCCGCCAAAGGCATCCACGGCACTCGTTAGCATGCCGAAGCCGATATTCATTTGACTTAATTCTTGCCACTGAGCATCGAGTCTTTTTTGGCGATATTGCTCCTCAATGCTAGCCCTTACAGCCTCTACCTCAGCTATTTTCTGAGGATAGAGCGCAGCGTACTGGTTGAGTTGCTCAATCTGCTGCTGAAACTGGCTTTCAACGCTAGCCACAGGAGAAGCTTGGCTTTGTAGGCTGCTGAAGTTGGACTGCGCAGCTTGCTTATCTCTTTCTGCCTGGGCTTGCTTTTTCAATGCTTCAGCAGTATCCAAAGCCTGTGCTTTGTACTCTCTTGCCTTCTGTCGCTGTTCATCCGTTGCATCGGCACCAAGAGACATCTCTGCCCTTAGTAGTTGCTGCTCACGGGTTAATTCGCTGGTTGAACCTGCTGCAAGAATAGATTCTTGTCTCAGGGCTTCCAATTTTTCGTTTATCGAGTCCTGCGCTTTAGCGTATTGCTCAGCTTCTTTCTGTGCAGCAGACTTTCCGCCTTTCGCTTTGCCGCCAGTAGCTGAGGCGGTCGTTTTAATCTCGATCGGCTTTGTGTTAGCCGCGGTCTGCGATGCTTTGGAAACAGCGGCCAGGTCGCCAACCAGCATGGCGGCTTTATTACTCAGCCCGGCCAGCGCTTTGTTTTGCGCCTCCCAACCATCAAGCCCAAGCCATGACCAGGTGCGCGCGCGGCGGGTAAACATTTCAGCGGTGCTGTTCAGATCCGATATCTGAGCATCTGCCGACGCCGCTTTACCCACCAGCCGGTCGAGTGCAGCAGTCATTGAATCGATAACCGCAACCAGCCCTGTGCTTGCTCCAGTCGCCTGGTTAACAGAGTCAATCATCGACAGGAATGAGTTTGTCAGCGCGGTATTAGCCTGTGAAAGCGTGCGCGGGAGTTTCTCGAACTCTGCATTCACTGAGCCGGTTTGCTTCTGAATGGCGTTGAGAGCATCTTCTGCCGTCAGTTTCCCGTCCAGCATGAGCTGACGAAGCTCTCCGATGCTTACACCCATCCCGGCGGCAATCTGGCGCGCCAGTTCCGGCATTTGCTCAAGGATGGAGTTGAACTCCTCCGCCCGGACAGTACCTGATGAAATTGACTGGCCGAACTGACGAAGAGCATTCGCCATTTCTTCTGTCGAGGATCCGCCAATGCGACCTATTTTCTGAAGTGTTTCGGTAAGCTGGATTATCTGGCCGTTGGTCGCTCCGGTATCGCGCAACGCCGTGCTGAGAGTCTCCCACAGCTTTGCTGTATCCTGTAGCGAACCACCCGTTGCCGAACTGATGCGCATCAGATTCTGCATAGTCTGCGAGGCTGTCGCTGCGCTACCAGTGAGCCTCTCTATACGCGCGTTGAGCTGGCTCATGTTGTCAGCAGCTACGAGAAACGCCTTACCCCAGTCAACAACGAGTGAGGCGGCAATTGCCCCGGCGACGCGGTTGATGTTCGTCTGCAACTCATCCATCTTTTTGGCTGCATTGGTCGCCGAGTTGCCGATGGAGTCGAGCGACTTATTAGCCTTTCCCTGGGCCTTGAGCAAGCCAGATACATCGGCCTCGATGTCGTAATAAATCTCGCCTGCTTTCTCAGACATCAGTTTTCTCCGGGCATAAAAAAACCCACCGGTTGGTGGGTTTGTTATTCGTGTCGTTTATTGGCATCGTTCGATGTAGGCCGGCGGTGGTGGCGTATCTTTCGAGCTGAGGAAGTGATCACCAAGGGTGTAGTCGACACCTTTTGAGAACATCCCCTTCGATTTCATTTTGAGCTCAACGAAGAATGGATGAAACCCTGCATAGGCCCCAAAACCGTTCTTGCCGTTAATTTCCCCGCAAACTACAGCAAAGACCCGGCCCTCGTCAGCATCCATCATTTTTGCAACTTTCACGTTGCGGAATTGCGCACTGCTTGGATCAAGCAGGTTTGCTGAAACTTCTGATTGCGCCAAAGAAATTGCCTTTTCTTCACCCGGCTTGCAGCCAGCCAGAGCCAGCGGAATAGCCAAAGCCAAAAGTATTTTCTTCACTCTTATCCCCTGAGTTTTATTGTCGAGCCATATTACGCCCGGTCAGGCGATTACGGTACATTCATTATTAACTCAGGCCGCTTTTTTTGCTGATTTTTCGCGCTCAACCATTTCCTGCCAGCGGCGATCGTCATCGTCCATAACAGCGTCGTACTCTTCCCTGGTGAAGCCTTTCTGGTCAGGGTATTTGGCGTTAAGCATCATGGCGAATTCGGTCATGGTAAGGTTTTCAGCCTCTTCCCTGCTGATCCCGAAATGGTTTCTCGCCGCCATGATGTATTCAGTCGCGTGAAACTCCGGCGTCGTTTCCTTGCTTTCGTGCTTCTGCAATTTACGAACCTTGGCCCTGCCGATAACACCATGCATGATCAGCGACTGCGCTATCAGAATAAGGTTCTCAGGCGGAAGCGCGCCGCGGTGCCATACGAATGTGCGCCGTCCAGTGCGTGATGGCTCATGCCAGCCTGTCAGCTCTGAAACTTCCTCTTCACAGCAGGACTGAATGACGTTAATAGCCGAGAGTAATGCCTCACGCACAAACGCGGCAGAGCCTGCTGCATCAAGTGCCCAGCGTGGCAGCGAAACGTCACCGATATAGTGGGCGTAAAATCTGCGCTGATGCTCTGGTATCGCACTGTGAATTTCGCGCGCCGCCTCAAGCATCTTCGCCACGTCGTCATTGAACAGCGCGTAGAAAGTGCGGACGATATGCTCTGGTTCACCGATCCGCGTCATGTTACGGAACGATGGCCGGAAGAAATATTCCCGCTCTCCAGCACCAATCATGCACTCGCCAATCTCTTTCAAGGGTGTCATATCGTTCTCCATAACCAGTATCAAGGGCAGCACGCCGCCCTTTGTAGTGATTACGGCGCGGCTGTCACGGTAACAGCGCAGGTATCGGTGAAGTCACCGTCAGCAGTGGTAGCCGTAATAGTCGCGGTGCCGGCGGAGACGGCCGTTACCAGGCCGGTTGAGCTGACAGTGGCGATAGAGGCCGCCGAAGTCGTCCAGGTGATCGCCTTGTTAGTCGCATCGGTTGGCTGAACTGCGCCGCTCAGCTGCTGGGTTGCGCCAACGACCAGGGAAGCAGTTGCAGGGGTAACTTCGACGCCAGTGGCCGCGATGGAATCAGCGACTTCAAACACAACGGTGTCGGCGTCATATACCTTCCACTCGCCGGAGAACGTGGAGATATCGTTGGTTCCGAAATCACCAGACCATGACGTTGTGTTCATGTAACCCTGGATGTAAGTACCGGCGTTCTCACCAGCGAAGTCGAAACGCACCCACAGGTTAGGCTGACGGCCTGCCTGAACTTCGTCAAAGATGTACTTCGACAGACGCCACGCGCCGATCTCGTTATCTTTATCAGATTTGCGGAACTCCCCTTCACCGGAGATCGTCAGATCCATGTTGTTGACCAAGTTTTCCACCAGCCCTTTAGCATCATCAGCTTCGGAGTTAATGGTGTTCATCGAATAGTCGATACCCTTGGTCGTAATAGCGCCGAGACGCTTCCACTCAGAAAGCGCTGGCACTGCGTCGGGGCAGCCAAAGGCCATGCGTAGCACAGCTACTTTCCCGATCAGCTTGCCAAAATCATTAGCACAGCCTTGCATGTGTACCTCTCAAATAAAAAAGGCCGCCGGATGGCAGCCTGATGGGTTGGTGATTGGGTTATTCGCCGTAAACGCACATGAACTGGAGTCTGAAGACCAGGCGCCCCTCTTCGGTCAGGATGGGTGCAGGCATATTGCCGAGGTTTTGAATCAGACCAAGGCACTCGTCGGCAATGTCGTTCTGTTCGACATAATTGATGATTTCCTGAGCCTTCTCTGCTGCCGCGCGGCGTTTGTCCTTGGCGGAGATGATATCTACCAATACATAGTGATCGGCGCCAAGGTCGTTACGGATGTTCGACCCGCCGTTGGGCCGGAAAACTATGAATGCATCGGTTAGCTTCTTTGTGTCGTCCCATGCCAGCAACTGAACAATGAAGCCAGTGGTAAGCCCGGCATCAACGAAGTAGTTACGCACGCGCTCATACATGGCAGGCGTCATACTGAAAGCTCCTTGCGCATTACGGCATCAATCTGGCTGCGGGTATCTTCAAAGCCTTTTGTGAGGAACTCTTTCTGCGCGGTTGCGCGGCGGAAGGTTTGCGGCACATTCGGATCATGAACGAACACAGCGTAGTTCGCCGTGTATCCGACACGCCCTGTCAGCCGAACGCCGCTGTTTATCAACTCCCGATACTGGCTATTCAACAGCGTCGAGGTGTCGATCGGCGTGTAAAGCGCGGCCTGGGAGCTGCCGATTATCATTGCTGACTGTAGCGCCCTGACGACCTTGCGCCCTTTGACGTCGTTTATGATGCGGTTGAGCCCGACTTTCGACTGCTTAACGCCGCGCACTTTGATGCCCATGGCTACACTCCCGTAATTATCGCCCAGTCATCTTCCAGACCGTCGAGAGTATCGTTCCAGCGCGTCACGTGACGCACCTCATCGGCACCGGCCACGACCGGGTCCGGTTCAGTGCTCACACCAATCAGGATGTAATCGCCCTCATCAGCCAACGCATACGCAGTAAAGAAGGTGTTCTTAACGACAACCTCTTTACCGATTGACCCGAGCTTTGCTGACAGACCGCCGATGTAGTCGCACATGATGGTTTCAGGCGGTTCGTATGGGTCGACAGGATCGCCCCACTCGTCATTACCGCCCGCGCCCTTACGCCATATCGTGCACGGCTTGTTGTAGGACCATGAAGCTGTAGACGACATCAGCCCTCCTTCCAGCGCAGCACCTTCGCGCCAGTCGCCCGGATGCGCGGGCAGTTGATATGCCACTCGCCGTCCGATTTCACGTAGCCGGTAGTCTCCCGCCCTGTGTCGGTAATCACCCAGACGCGGGTAAACGAACGTGGCAGCCCGTGCTTAACTGATTTGTACGTCATCACTTATCCCCGCACATGCAGCCGCCCTTACCGATCCAGATACCAGCGAATGCCGGGGTGGCGGTAGGGTCGGCAGGGATCAGGGAGGTGGCACAACCGTATTTATCCAGCCCTCGCAACAGGTTAACCGAGGCCTTCCAGCGATCGGTAAACGACTGGTACCTGAAAGAGCGCGACGCCCCGCTTGGAGCCGTCTGGCTGGAGATGTATTTATCCCCCTGCCCGAGCCCCATAAGCGCCAGCAGATAGAGCTGAATCAACAGCGAGGTCGATGCAGGATAATGTGCATCGAGACACTCCTGTATGCTGTTGGCCTGGTCGACGAGAGCCTGAAGAACAAAATCGGGAATGGTAATTCCCTGGCTCTCCAGATACTCCTTCGCCTGTTCGAGAGTTACCATTATCGACTCCGTGAAATACCCCGCCGGAGCGGGGCATAAAAAAACCGCCTTAGCGGCGGCTGTTATTCAGCAGGGAAAAGCTTTTCGAGTTCGCCATCCGGCAACAGCTCACTGAGCTTTTCAGCGCCCAGGGTGCCTTTGAAATCAATGCCCAGTTCAGTAAGGCGGTTCTGAATAATCTCTTTGCGAGATTTCTCACCGGTACCGGCATCAGGTGTTGCGGGTTTCAGCTCGCCACCAGCCTCGCCTTTCATCAGCCGGACGTTAGACTTCAGCGCCTGATGAAGCTCTTTCAACTCCACCACGTCGCCAACCTTCACGCCGAACCATGGGCGCACAACTTCGTATTTAGCCATGCTGATTCCTTACGCCAGGTTAGCGCCGTAGACAACGCCGGACAGACCCTGATCATCTGCGGTGATTTGCAGACCTTCAGCAGACATAATCTGGAAGTTGTAGTTAACGTTAGGCAGTGGGCGCGGCAGCGGAACAACACCGACAGCCATACCCACCAGTGGAGAGATCACGTCACGGCGACGAACGTACGCGATAAACTCGTTACCGGTCAGCGCGAAGCTCATGCGGATTTCCTTCACCGGCGCGAACGGCAGAACCGCCTGCAATACAGTGCCGCTTACAACGCCATTCACCACGTACGGCTGTGCCAGGTTTGCCCAGATTTCCGGGGAAACCCACATCACATCGTATGCGGCGACTTTGTTCGTGCGGGCGGTAGTACCGAACGCGCCTTTACCGAAGAACGCAAAGAGCGCGGTCATGTCGGCAGTAGTCAGGTCGATATTCGCGCCACCAGCACCGGAACCGAGGTTGATCTTCTTGGTGTTTCGGTGGTTCTTAATGCCCTGCGCCGGGTAGGACTGAACCTGAATTTTTGAATCGCCGTTGAGGTAGTAGTTAACGCGCTTCTGGTTGAACTTGCGCATCTTCGCCATCTGCGAGTCCAGCACCAGATCGATGCCCACAGAGTTCAGGCCAGCAGCATGACGCCAGTTAACACCGTAACCAGCAGTGAACACCGGAATCGGGTCGCCGTCGCTCGCGTAGTCAGTGTGGTCGAAGGAGAACGGCGCCTGGCCATCGATGCTTACTGACACGTCGTCAGCGATGTCGCCTACCACGTTATACAGCTTGGCGGTTTTACCGACCGGCAGCACCGTCTGAACACCGATCAGGTCGTTCACGATTTCCATGCCAACTTCCTGATCCCGCAGTAGCAGCACCTGGTTGTCAATCTCAGCCCAGAAGTCACGGGAGAAACCGCCCACTGCGTTACAGGCCAGCATGTCAGCAGTCATCATCGCGCGGTTAGCTGCAATGATGGAATCGTTCTGTAGGTTCCACATGTTGCGGTTTGCCCACAGCTCACTCCAGTGCCCGCCAAGGCGGGAATTAGTCGCCAGCGTCTCTTTTGAGAAGTACATATGTTTTTGTCCTTTTGTTACGCGCCAGCAGCGGCGGCAGTGCCAACGCGCATGCGCACGCGGATGAAGTCGGTAGTGCTGGCCGCGATGGTGTATTCATCCTGGCTGTATCCGATCACTGAATCAGTGTCATCGGTTGCCAGGGTAAACTGACCGGCAGTGCCCAGCTTGATCGGGCTGTCTTTTTTATACGCACCAGGCAGGCAACGCAGCGCCAGCTCACGACCTTCTTCGACGTAGTTACCTACTGCCGAATCCCCGGCAGGGATTTCTTCGGTGATTGTCAGGCCCTGGTGGTAACCGACATCGATGATGTACAGGCGTCCGGTTAGCGCAGTGGCCTGAGCGAATTCATCTGAGGAGTTGATGGTTGCGGCGGTACCCGGAAGTAGCGCTGCGGCCGTAGTGCGGGTTTCGGTCTTGTACAGAGACTGACCGTCGATATTAACGCGACGATAACGTGGCATTATTCCGGCTCCTTACTTGAAGTGTTCGTCTGCGGCAGGTGCGCCGGTTTCTTTGTGCTGTTGAGCATTGTTGGTGCCCAGCGGAGCAGCTTCGCCCAGCGACTTGAACATTGCGTCCAGCGCATCGCCAGAAAGCGCGTTGGCCACGATGTCGCCATGGACCTTGGCAACCGCATCACGTTTGGCTTTCTCTTCAGCGCGTGAGTTGGCGGTCAGGGTGTCAGCGAGTTGCTTCTGGTTGGCCTGTAGCGCATCAACCTTTTCCGCGAGAGGCTTAATAGCCGCTTCAGTATTGGTCGCAACAGCCTGGCCGATCATGCTGCCGATTTGTTCCAGTTCTTCTTTGGTTAAAGGCATGTCGCCCTCCGTTTTGTGGTTTGGTGCAGGCTGTTCCTGCGGTGTGAATAGAGCTTTTAGTTTGTTAGTAACGACAGCCACCCACGACTCCTGTCGTGCGACTGCGGTGCCGGTATCGTCGAAGGTGATTACCCCACCATCAGACTTGTAGCCAAACACCTCAGCGCTGCCGCCGTTGCGGATGATTACAGCTTGCGAGTCAGTAAAATCAGCAATCCAGGCGTATTCATCCGCGCCCGCCGCAAACTTCGCTTTGGCTGCGCGATCGAGACGCTGTTCGCGCTCCCTGTAGGATTCACCCACCAACGCGCCTGAATTAGCCCTCAGAGGCTGCGCGAGGTCTGCGTTGACCATCAGGCCCACGCCCTGCTCTGGTGTCGCCGCGCCAACCTCATGCAGCAGAATGGCGTCATGGTCCATGCTGTGAATCTTCGCCACCCAGTCGGCGCCGGTAGCGCGTTGCTGTTCGTTCGGTTCAAGTTGGTCGAGGAAAGCGGCCACGCTGGTATGAATCGGCGGCACGTCATCTCCACGCTCAATGGCAGCGACGCGCTCAAGTAGTTCTCGCCCGCCTTCCGACTCTTCAGCTCGAGCCACATCCACCCATTTTTCTACGTAGATACGATTGCCGGACTTCTTAACGTTACGGTTCCACGCGCCTACGTAGCCGACGTTAAGACCTTCAGGAGAGAAGGCCGACACGAACTGACCGTTAACCTGTGGATGACCCAGCGGCGCGAGCGTGCCTTCCAGCCCCTGATAGTGGGCGTTGATTTCATCTTCTGTGTACAGCCCGCCATTCATGACGACGTTCGCCGGCAGCGTGTAGCTCGGCAGCACCAGATGCTCACGACCGTTATGTGTTTCGCGCCGGATAGACTGGCTGTTCACCTTCGTGGTGATGTTGACCTGAATATGCTCACCATTTTGCGGTGCCGGGATCGGACGCTTTGCTTCGTGGTTTACCTGGAATTTCATAGGTTATTTCTCCGCCCAGGCGTAACCGCGCGCCTGCATCGATTTATATTCCTGTTTGAGTTTGGTAATGGTGTCCGGGTATTCCGGCTTGCCGTCCGCATCCACCAGCACCGACTGCTGGCTGCATTTGCAGTTGATGGAGTTGCCATCTTTGCTGTACCAGTCACGCACCTCTTCGTTGGTGTAGAGGTGGGCATGGCGCACTGCGTGGGTATGTCGCGTTGTCGGCGACAGAGCCGAGATGTGAACCAGCAGAGTTTTCAGGCCGAAGAGGTCATTCGCCTCCTGGTCTTCATCCCACTTGGCCCGGCGCAGCGCGGTAGTCACTTCAGTGCGCGCTATCCGGTTCGCCCGGCGCTTCTCGATGCCGGTCTGTTCTGTGAGGTTGCGGGCAATGTCCAGCGGATTGAGACCGCGCCCCACACCATCAGTCAGCACGCGCGCCATGTCGCGCTTAACGTCAGCCGTCAGCCCCTTCATTTCCTCAAACACACGGGCATGCACCAGCGCCATGCGTTGCTGGTAAGGGTCGCTTGCGAGGATGGAGGCCAGCGACTCACGACCGGCGGCGTACACCGGCGACTGCTGGCTGAGGTTGTAGAATGACTGCCCGGTCCCCTTCTCCGAAGCCAGATCGATGTACTCGTAAAACCACAGGTCATAATCGCCACCTTCAAGCAGCACCTGATCCACCAGGTAACTGGCATCGTTCAGGATGATGGAGAGTAGCGTTGGGTTTAACTGGTATTCGTATCTGGCGTTTACTGCGAGGGAGGAAGGTATTTTGTCGAGTGCTGATTTGTACGCCTTGCCAATCTTTTTCATCCGCCTGGCGAAGTCTTTCATTGTCCGTCGTTCCAGCGCATCGGCTCCGGTAGGATCCTGATAGTTACGCGGTAGAATTGGTGGCTTCGTCTTGTTCGTCGCCATCCTCTTCTCCTAACGGCTCTTCGTCGTCATTGTCATAACCCGCAGCTGTACGAATCTCTTCACGGCTGAACGCTGGCTCTTCGCCGCTGCCCTGCATGGTCTGGTTAATTTCGCCCATGGTCTTGGCGTTAGTGAGCTTCTCAGTACCGGTCTGTTCGTTAAGGTCATCCCAGATAACAGCCTTCTGACTGACTGAGTCTACGATTTGTAGATCGATAAGCTTGTCGCAGAAGTCCTCTATTTCGAAAGAGAGGTCTACGCGTCGCGACTGACAACGAGCATTAAAGTATTTCTGGTCTTCGGTGCTGGAGCGCTCGGCCTGCTGATTACCAACCAGAATGCGCGTCGGGATATCAACACCGGCGGCAGCCGTTTGCAGGTTGACGTTATAGGTCGCTGAAGGATCAGCTACAGCAGTCACCAGCGGTGTGACCGTGGCCCCTTGGGTTGTCATCAAAACATCGTTGCCACGGTTCATTTCCCCGGCAACTTCGTTAAACTTATCCTGCAACTCGTCAATGCTCACGCCATAAAGTGACGCAAGATTGTTGAAGTCGATTTCCTTCTCAAAGTTGACATTAAGCTGGCGCGCGGCGTTCTTCAGGAATGACTCGCCGGATCCACCCTCTACCTTCTCCAGGCTTACAAAGGCGTTATAAGCTGGCTCAAGGAAGCCAATAGCATCGTCTGAGTAATCACCAAGGATGAAAACGCGATCGGGGTGGATATTGACGCGGCGACTTGAACCATTCGGCAAGCGTTCGGCGTACTGCCACATCTGAGGCTGGCCGTACGTCTTCGAGTTCAGGCCAGTGTCCCACTCGCTCACCGTAAGCGATCCTGCCCACGCCACCGATATTTTCTGAAGACCTCGCCCTTTGGTTACCGGAAGGTTCCAGTCTTTTTCATCGCGGACGTGCAGAAGGATGCCAGCATAACGGCCCACCAGACGACGGCGATCGGCCTCAGAGAATGAGCGCCAGAATCGGTTGGTGAATACCTGTTTGGCCTTTTTCTCCCAGGCGGTTTCTTTGCGCTTTTTGTCTGCCTGATCACCCTCGATGATTTCCGGGTTAGTCTGCCAGCACTTGCCCACCAGTTTCTCTACTGCGCCGTGGGCAATACCACCGCGTCGGTACAGGGCATAAAGGTTTTCGTAGGTTACCTGCTCAGGGAATCCATACTCGCACCATGCAGAGTGGCGCTTGTTGTCCAGCCCCATTGTAGGCGCCATCAGCCCCATACGGGCGCGAGCCATCCGCGCATCGTTCAACGCATGGTTGACGGCGAGAGTTAATTTGTCATTCATGGATTGTCCGGTGGTGGATTTATGGCAATAAAAAAGGCCGCCTGAGCGACCTATTCTTTTTTCGTTGAGAGGGCTGATTCCCAATCAAATGGTTTCTGTAGCCCCACGCTTCTCTCAAGCGCCTTAAGCTTTAGCAGTAACGCCTCTTTTCTTTCAGGTTCGAATGATTGATAGTAAGGGGCGTATTGCTGAGCAAGCTTAGTAAAAATTAGCGATGAATGCTCAAGCCCTCTAAGCCTTAACTCTTCTCTTATTTCTGCAACCAAGTGCTCAAAGCTATGCATAAAACCTCCGAATCATATGGCGGGAGTTTAATTATGACTTCGCTTGGTATTCGTACAAATTATCGCAGCCGTTTTGGGATCATCATCCCGGCCATCTGGCCTTTACGCTTAATGTGCCCGTCTAGGCTGTAGCGGATACCGTCCCAGCAGTGTTCATAGCCGTCGGCCAGTTTCGGCAGCACCTCGCCAGTAATGCGGTCTGTTTTGTACGACCACATGCGGGCCTCTCGCGCCACATTCTTGCAGCGCGGATGGATAATGATTTCGTCGAATCCGCGAAGGTGTGCGATCCCGTCCTCAACGCTTCCTTGCCATTTCTCAGCGGCTGAGATGTTGAAGCCCTGCCGCTTTAGATAGCTGATCGTCTCGGGTCGAGCGGAGTCGGCTTTAATGGGCCAGTCACGCGCACCTGGAATCGTGTCGTACAGCTTTGGCATGTGGTCGAGCTCAGTTTGCTGACCGTATGCCTCGTATTCGATGTACAGCCGGTTATGCAGGATGAACGAACGCACCAACGTGTTAGGGTCTTTGGCGAAACCGAAGTCAGCACCGAAGAACAGACGTTCGGCCTCTTTCCATAGTTGGTCCGAGAACTCAGCAATCCGGTATTTCCCGGCCAGTACCTGCTTATCGGAGTTTTCGAGATAAGCCCCTTCCCACACCCATGCGTATGTTGCCGGGTCGAGGCGGCGCTGATCGTTCTGTCGCTCGCCTTCCAGCACATCAGGGAACCACGGGTTATCCGTATAGTTCATTTCAACGGTGATGCAGTCGTCGCCTGCCTCTTTGCGGAAACGCTTATCCGTGGCGCTACCGTCTCGCTCCGGGTTCCACGTCACCCAAATCTCTGACCCCTCTTCACGAACGGTCGGGCTCAGCTTCTGCCAGGCAATTTCGCTGACTGATTCCGCTTCATCAACCCAGCACAGCAGGATGCGCGCTTTCGACTTGATGCTGTCGAGGTTATGCCGCAGACCGCAGAACACGTAGTTAACGCTCTTGTCGATGGTGCGGATGTACTTCTCGCCGATATCAAAGTTGGAAGCCAGCCACGGTACAGACAGGATCGCCTGTTTCACCTCCTGCATACTCGACTCTTCCAGCGAGTTCATGAATTCACGCGCACAGAGCACTACGCCGCTTTCACCGTTCATCATCGACTGATACGCCTTAACTGCAGTCATCAGCGCAAATGTGCGCGTCTTGGCGCTACCGCGTCCGCCGTGAGAGCACCGGTAACGCTTATTCACGGCGGTGAACAGTGGTGCAAGCTTGGCGGGGATCGGCAGTTGAACGGCGTTACTCATGCTTTGGCTCAACAGGTAGTAGCTGGATGATTGTTGGCTTTGGGGTCATGGTTCCGTCAGATGATTTGTGGTCGATTTCCTGGCTGACTTTGTCGCCGTACTTCTTCGGGTTCATGCGGGCCAGGGCCCATTTTCGCGTGTCAATGCGAAGACGTGCTTTAGCTACTGCGGCAGCCTCTTCATTCACACCGTCAGCAATATCGAACATATCTTCGAAAATCGCATCAGCGCGTGTCTCAGTGGCTTTCGCGTATTGGTCGCGAAACTCTGCATGCTGCGCCAGCCAGCGGAACACCGTCGCCTTGTTAGGCATCCCTGGTCGATCACAAACTTTGCGCAGGCTTTCCCCATCGGCAAGCAGTGAGCAGATGTCAGCAGCCACCTCTGGTAAATAATCAGAAGGGCGGCCAGTTTTTTGTTTGGTCGCCATATATTTCCTTAAAGGTTATGTGCCACTTCCCGATAATATGGTTTTAACAGGAGGAATAATGACACTCGAAGACTTCGCAAAAATGCTTATCAGTACTGGGAATTATGAATTGAAAATTGATGTCCTCTCTCTCAAAACAGGGAACCCAGAACAAGACAAAGAATTGCCTTTAACGGTGGTTTTCAAAGATAAGAACGGCCTTACTATTCATAGTGTAATGGTAGATCAGTAACAAATCCCATCAGGGGGCGGCAACTAAGCGTCCTCTGATGCTTTTTCTTCTAACACTGGTACAAAGTGGAACTGCTCCACGCTGTCCGGCCGAAAGTAACGCCATTCACCCGTGTCGGTAGCCAATGCCACGAACCCATTAACGATTTCAGGCTGGCTTCGATTCATCGTGCCAGTGAACGTATCTTTCGATGTAGTGGTGATAGTGATTTGGTAGGTGTCGGACATTGAGGCCTCTCTATCCGCTTATGTGGATATTGCCATTACGATGGGCTACCCCATGGTGATGGCAACAAAAAACCGCCCGTAGGCGGTTTATTTTGTTTGTTTTAATGCTTTTTTCTCAGCCGCTAAAGCGGTAATGGCGTCAATTCGTAGTTGCCTTTCATGCTTTTCAACATACCACTCTTGAATCAGAAGCTCGAGGAGGCCTATCAGCATCTCAGCTTCGTCTGGATCGACATCAACAATGATATTGATATCATTTTCCATATGAGCGCCAATGTTGCCAATATTCCTTACGGCATCGATTGCTTTCCAAACATTCGATTCAATCTGCCCCTCGATGGCTTTTATTTCGTCAACAAGTCTCGCGGGCTTAACATTCCAGACGCTCCTAATCATTCCTTGAAGACACCTGCGTGACAAAGTTGCAGAAGCTTTAGGTGAAAGGTTTTTGATTAAGACCGCCTCTTTATAGTCATCTAAAATCGGCTTCGGCACATAATCAGGAAACTGTTTAAAAATTCCGTTAGGCCTGTTAACCCACGTCTCTAGGAGATCATCAGGTATATAGTAACCGGCCTGATATTTTCCTGTAGACATCGTTGTAATGTATGTAAATTCTTTGCATTCTGGGTTTGGGCAGATGTTTACGAAAGACTCGAAAACGAGGACTCCAAACTTGGTATCCCCAGAAACTGAGAAGCTATCACGTTTTTTCTGCATTGAATCATAAACAGCCAACCTACCGCAAAAAGGACACTCCCAAGCAGACATATTAACCTCCATATAGTTTTGGTGGTTAATATATTGCACATTCCCAAATTATTGAAAGCCAAATCACTCAATACATTGCTCTTTGATGTAGTCCTGCAGATAGCCGACCTGCTTCGTCACTGTGACGATTCGCTCTCTGAGGGTGAAATAATCCCGTTCAGCGGAGTCAGTAAGTCGGGGGCCGGAAGCATCGCCCATGCTGCTGGCGCCGGCCGTTCCGTTCGCGGGACAGTTTGCGTTGAGCTGCAGCCGCTTACGGCCAGCAATGACATCGCTATGCAGACGCTCAATGGTTTCTTTCGCATCAGCCAGTTCTCCGGTGTATTTGGCATCCAGTGCAGCCACCTCTCGCTGGCGGGTCTGCATGTCTTTTATGGTGGCGTTAGCCAGGCTGAGTTTCTCAGTGGCTTTATCGCGCTGTTCTTTGTAGGTGATGGCGTTTTCGCGGTAATGGTTAATCGCCCAGTCCATGGAGACCAGCAGACATATAACGAAAGCACAGATGATTGCTGTTAACCGGCTCATTTCACACCGTCCAGGCAGAGCGCTTCTTCTTTTCCGGCACGAGTAACCAGACCAGGCAGAACCTTGCCTCCCCCCCATACCCAGCGAGGGAACTGGTTGCATGCCGCCGTGATATCCCCACTTCTGAGAAGAGAGAACATCGTGGAGGTGCGCATGTTTCCGCAGCCAGCACGAAACGTTACCGATACAGCTGCCGAGAAAGTATTGTCAGATAGCTTTCTGCCATTCCCGTAGCGGTTAACACAGAACTCAGCATCAAGGATGTTGCGCTCCCACTCGGCTGCGATCTGCTGGTCAGACTTAACGGTTCCGAGCTTTACGCCATGCGTATTACCCATTCCGTCAGTAAGCACACCTGCCGGGCACACATACGGATCACGTCGGCAAGATTCAGCGTTGCCGATTAACTCCAGCCCGCGCTCGTTAGTCCTGACATGGCCCGCATTCATCACGATTGCGATAATTGTAGCCACTGAACAAACGATCCCGGCCGCGCCACTCTTCTTACTCAGCTTCAAGTTCGCCACTGGACATTCTCCGCATTGCCTCCGTTACAACCTCGGCAGATGCCGGACGTTCGGAGTGGGGTTTCTCGCTTACCTCAGCAAGGTATTTAGCCAGTAACTGTGTACGTTTCTTTTCTTCTTCCAGCCGTTCACGCTCTTCTTTCCGTTTCGCGTAATAGGTCTTAATCGTGAAGTATGCAGAGACCAGCGCGCCGAGAATAAAGACGTAGTCCTGTAAACTGAGAACGGAAAATAACCCCAGAAGAGTTGACCACCAGTAAGGCAGATTGTGTCCATCTGTTGGGTTCATACGTTGCATTCCACACCTCCGGTTCCGGGGTGCTGTGTGGTAGTAGGGGAAAGGCCGTCAGACACGTTAGCTACGTGGCATCTGGAATTGATTGTCTGCGGCCTGGAATAAAAAACCTGGCGACAAGCCAGGAAGATGAGGGTAAGGCAATGTCGGCTCTCTGGCCGAAGGGTCCCAGGTAGTGGGTTCTGTGTGCGGCGTACCGCAAATAAAAAAGCCCCGCACGATGGCGAGGCTTGGCATTCATTCATGTCACACACAACAACGGCAACATATACGATTTATTCTGCTCATTTGTTCATTGAAAAGCAAGCGCGTTATGAGGATTTTTTGCAATTTTCCTCACATTTTCGCGATTGTTAAACGCATTTTGCAGCGGTTGGTACAAACAGAACAGTGAGGCATTGATGATTTGCTTCACCTCTCTACGGATTGTCGAGATGCTTGGGTGTTTATACTGATTTCCGCCACGCGTCTTCATCAGGCGAGGCTTACTTACTGCATGCTGCCATGATGCAATTCGGATCTCGCTGGAGTTACAAACGTAGTAGGCGAAGACAACCCGCCAGGCATTTTCATCCACATTCTTCAGATAGTGACGAATGACAGCATCAATGAGCATCCCGTCATCATCACTACATACCGGTCGTGATGCTTGCTGGGGCTCGACGGTAGCCATGAATCTGGCAATCATGTTGATCATCGCTTTATCAATCTTGCCGGTCTGGCACCATGCGCCCCACAACTGGAGCCACTGGTCTACCCATTGATGCTGGTCGTTGGTTAATTCCAGTTTCATTATGCGGCTTCCTTCTGAGGCTGGTTGGTTTTGGTCTGGCTGTGCTTTGCTACTGGCGGCATGCTGGCGCGCTTAACGCTTTCTGCCTGGTAACGGAGGAAATCGGCTTGGTTCATGCGGCCTCCCACTGTTTCAGTGCTTTGAGCTTGGCGCGGTATTCATCGCGGATCCGAATGAAGTCTTCACGGCGGTAGTTGGTCATTTCGTGGGGGCCGTTGAGCCAGTCCACGTACTCCTGCCCGTAACGAGCGACCAGACCAGCTTCGTATTGCTGCGCTACCGTCGCCTCTTTGGCGGTATATTTGCCCGCTCCGGCATTACAGGATTTGCACTGCTTATGGGCATTGCGCTCTTCAAAGCGCAGTTCAGGGTTAGCGCCGACCGTTTTGAAGTGGCCGCAGTCCCATTGGCCGCCATGCAGATCTGGCGGGTTGGTCTCTCCGCAGCTGATGCATGGCAAATCAGCATCGCGCGCACGGATGTAGGCGTTGAATGCCTGCTGAGCCTGCGCTTTGTAGTAACCTGCTGGGCGTAGCTCTGCCAGCCTCTCCTTGCGGCGTTTGCGCCCGGCCTTCTCTGCCTCCTTCTGCTCCTTAATGCGCTTAGCAGCGGCTTTCACCTTCTCCTTTTGACGTTCTTCCATCGCGAGGATTGCGCCGTGCTCCGGGCTGCACCAGCGGATCCGGATATCGTGGAATTTCGGCACGAAGTATTCCCCGCATACTTTGCACTTACGGCGGGATGGTTTACGCATGTTCACCGCCTTGCACCTTTACCAGCGTGAGGTTTCCGCAGAACACGGCGCCGGTGTCGATGTACATCTGGTTGGCATACTTCAGGGGCTGGCGCGCTGGGGTGTGGCCGAAGATAAACAGATCAGCACCGGCTATCGTCGATACTATGCCGTCCTGTGCGTCGCTAACCCTCTCACGATTCCAGATGACCATATCTTTCGGGATGGGCTTATCGAACGCATATTCGTTATGCGGGTAGTCAGCGTGGCAGATAACGATTTTACGCTCAGCGGTAACCAGCTCGATGACGAGTGGCAGCTCAGCTGCTTTGTGAACCAGAGCCTTAGCCAGCACTTCTTTGTCATAGTCGAGATTGAAGAACCAGCCGCCACCATTTGCCAACCAGTGATTGACGTTCCCATACTCCGATAGCCCATCAATCATCATCTGCTCATGGTTTCCTCGCACAGCCCGGAACCACGGCATAGTAATCAGCTCCAGGCACTCGACGTTTTCCGCGCCGCGGTCAACAAGGTCTCCAACCGAGATCAGCAAATCACGCGCCGGGTCGAACGAAGCTTTTTCGAGCTCACTCATCAGCAGCGTGTAGCACCCATGCAGATCGCCCACAACGAAGATATTGCGCCAGTCAGCGCCATTAATGCGTTGATACATGCTCATGCGGATTTTCTCCTCGCTGCGAGACGCAGCCATTTCTGATCGACCAGGCGGGCGGTGTAGTCCTTGAAAGTCGGGATGTCGGACGGCTTAACCGCTGGCTTACGCTTGCGGCGCGCCGGAACGCGGAAGATTTCGTTGGTGATGACGCGGGAAAGTGGAGTAGACATCAGGCCTCCTGCTTATCGCGCAGCTGCTGGTACTCGCAGCTCTGCGGAATGGTCAGGTGGCATCCAATATTCATCGCCCAGGCTTCGACTTTGCACAGGAAGATGTACATCTCGCCGGTTTCCAGCTCTGACGTATGGCGGAGGGATTGGACCGTGGTTACCTCTCCGGACACGACGTCTACCCTGTCCTTGCTTTCGTAGCCGAGATAGGTGTGCTTCATCGCGTCTTTGACCCATTCAGGCGTAGCGAAGGTCTTGCCGCGGGTGATGAGGCATTCGCTGATTTCCGTGTACCACATGTGGCTGAGAGCGTTCTGCGACAGGCTGCGCTTCTCGCGCCACGGCTTAACCTGAAGGCGAAAGCATTGCCCGGCATCAAGCAAGGGCTGAATCTGCTGACCGATGGCTGCGAAGTTGCCGCGATGGAGCTTGATGCCGTCTACTGGAAGAGTCATACGGCCTCCTTAACGGAAACCGCAGAATGCAGAAAATCGCAGGTGCATTTCTGCATCTGTGACAAGGTGAGGATTTCAGATTGTGGTCGCATTTAAGTCCCCTTAAATGCGCAGAAGTCACAATCGGGTGTTCAGGCCGACTGCGACTTAATTATGGCGGGATGATTTGAGAAAATCAATTTGCGAATAGCGACAATATATAGTTAAGGAATCCAGCCTTCGCCGCAATTTCCTGTCTCTCTCATCCACTCATGACCGCATTCCGAGCATTTGTAATAACGCTCGTTTGCTTCGCGTCCGTGATGGCTGAAGTTAACGGATTTATCGCCTTGCAAGACCATGCATGGAAGAGGCGGGTCCCTTCGTCCAAGGGGTTGTTTGTTACATACTTCACAAGTCATAAATCCCGGACCTCACACGTCATTCGCCTGTAAAAAATCATTATACCAAGAAAGATTTGGTTAAGATGCGAGCGGAATGTAAAACATGTGTATAGCTATTAAATCGGTCCTTGGCGATTTATTTTTTAGCGTCAAACCCCACATGATGGGACGCAACTTCAGTAAATTTACGAACAACATCCATGGCGAAATCACCTCTCTCAGCAATCTTCCAGACCCAATGTACCACCTGCTCTGCGTTCGTTAGGTGGGAAAGAGGAATTGAGTAAACCTGTCCATGGATGTCAATCACCTCAAGCTCATCGAGGCACACCTTAACAAGATCATCAAGCTCCCTTTCTCTTTCAAGAATCGTTGTGATGCTCATGCTATTTTCCATTTGAATCTCCTGAAATTTATTTTGCATTTTGCTCAGTCATTTCAATGTAGCGAGGATCAGATGCCTTAGGCAATGCAACGCTCTGCTCGCGATAGTGCCGCACGCGATCCATGAAATACTCTCGTAGATGCTCTGGTTGCTCACGAGCTACCTGCTCGGCGATAACCGGCATATTCAGGCGCTCTTTGTAGGCCACGCCGGAGGCTGCCAGGTCAACATTAACCTTGTCGCGTTCTTCCTGCGGCTTTGCAGCAATATTCCAGTCAGACATTAGTCAGCAGTTCTCCCGCGCCAGCGTTTGTTACTTTCTGAGATTCTATCCGTATCGACGGACTCGACCTCCCCTTCGGAAAATCTAATGGCATTTGCTTTATTTAGTGCTGCCCTGGCTGCTTGTTCCGCCTTACTGAAATGTACCTTCTTCCGCCCCTTAAAACTGCCTACGCGGATTTTGGAAGAGGTCTGCGTCTTGTACTTGCTGATCCGTAACTGTGCGGCCAAATGGGCTTTTGCCTCGGTCCGGTTCGCAGGCTTCTTCTTGACCAATTCAAGGTCTAATTTGTATTGCTGCTCAGCATTTAGCTTCTTGGGCTTCAT